TATTACATTGGGCATAGGTATGGAAGTCCAAATAATGCTTGGTCTTTCTGGCAGAGAAACGGCTGGTATAGCGGTGGTGGAATGAATCTTCCTCCTGGTGCTAAGTGGGTAGGTGAGCGTGGTCCAGAACTTATGTTCACTGGAGGTGGAAGTAACATCCTCAGCAACGCTCAGTCTATGGCACTGATGAAGGCTACTACAAATCAGCCTCAGCAATCTCCGTGGCAGGTTGTGTCTAATCAGATGAAGTATGGTGGCCAGGTAATAACACCAGGACAGCCAGGACATTCTTCTGGCGGTGGAATTAATCTTACATTCGGGCAGGGTTCCATCTGTGTCACTGTTGGAAATGGCACAACAACTGGTGGATCTTCTACAACCGCTGATGCTCAGTCTATAGGTAAGGCTTCAGCACAGGCCATAGTTAAGCACATAGAGAATGAGCTTCTTCTCTCTACTATCGCACAAGGAGTTAAGAACTAATGTCCAAGGCTCCAGTAGCTCAGCCAAAATTTGATGCCAGGATTTCTAAGCTCGTCTATCCTCTTATGGGTGGACGGGCTCCTGGTCATGGAACACTAAAGCGTGGCTTTATGATATGGGAGAAGCCACTAGTAGGATATAGCTCTCTGGCTGCTGTTCACTTTTTGTACAACCCATCTACAGTGGAAGCTGACTATCCTATCTCGGACTCAACTGTTGGCGCTATTTTGCAGTTCCCAAATCCTAATGACAAAGCCGACCTTAGAGTTCCTCTACAGCAGACAGCTTCCTGGTCATTGCTATTTGACAGAACATACGAACTGTGGGGTTCAGCAGATAAACCAGGGAAGTCACCAGGATCTAATGGAAATAATCCTGCGGTTGTTGGTGTGCTGGCTGACATATTCCAGATGCAGCAATTTACTGGTATGCTTGTCAATTACTCACCAGGAGCTAACCCAGTAGTTTCTACAGGTGGTAACCAGGCTAACTTTGCCGGGCACCAGGGTATCATACAGATCGTTCCTTGTTATGTTTACTTTGGTGATAAGAGTGCCTTGTCTTTCTATGGCTATGTATCAGAGTGGGATGTGCAAATAACTCACTGGACTCAGCAGATGGTTCCTATGAGATGTGTTATCAATATAACATTCACTATGCTTCCTCCTATTAGCTCTACTAAACCAGGTTCTAACGCTGACTCTAACTGGGTCGGTGCCCAAACTATAAGGTTTCATAACCCTGGTGCAACTACAGTGAATGCCTCAGTGGCAGGAGTGTCAGGAAGATGATAAGTAACAACAGCAGATATGTTAACAGCAAACTGGTGTCGGATACTAAGAATGATGGTACTCAGGTTATCGTTATAACACCCAGTGATGCTGTCTCTTATACATTCACTTACACCTATCACATTGTCAATGGATCAGACAGGATAGACAATATAGCTAATGCTTTCTATGGTGATGCAACAAAATGGTGGAAGATCGGGGACGCTAACCCAGAAATTATGAAGTGGGATCAGCTTGTCCCTGGAACAGTTCTAAGGATACCGAACGCTTAATGGCACTACCAGTAGGGCCTGTAGTATATGCCATATATATCAACGGCACTCAGGCAAATGAGTTTCCCCTTGACGTAGAGCTACGTCAAGAGTGGGGAAGTCATGACCTATTTACTGTAAGAATTGAAGTGCCCAGGACTTTTACAGGAATTTCTTCTTATCAGTTCTGGCCTGACAATTCTCCTGTTCAGATTATCTGGGGCAGGCGTCCTGATAACATCACTTCCTGGTATGGATATGTAAACCATCACACAGTCAACGGGAATGCCTCTAGTGGTTCCAAGGCTCTTGAGATAGTCTACACACTCATAGGAACATCAAAGCCTATGAACACTGACCGATCAAAAACCTGGGGCCAGGTAACAGGAACATACATAGCCAAAACTATCTTCGGTTCTTACGGTTTAAGATCTGTTCTCACTAATACAGACTGGATATTTCCCTACGAAGTTCAGGCGAATGAAAGTGACTTCGCTTTTCTTAACAGAATGGCAGACAAGCTTGGCTTCAGAATGTGGGTGTCAGGATCGACTGGTTACTTTATTGATCCCTCAGTAGTACTCACTGGAACTTCCTCTCAGGGTATTCCAAGTTACTCACTGGATAAGCGCTTCACTCAAGTAGACACGATACGTCAGTTTAGTTCTAGCCAGGGTGACAATCTTCCTGGTGCCACAATAGCTAACAGAACGATATTTGGAATTGATGCTCAAACGGGTCAGGCATTTCAGGCGCAGGCTGATTCTGCTCAGCCTGCTACAGTAACACAGACGTTTAGCGACTGGCCTGCTACTGACTACGGCACTGCCAAAAATCTAGTGCAGGCTAAACAGCAAAGAAGCCAGTTCTGGATGACAGCTACAGCAGATTTGTTTGGAAGCACATACATTTATCCAGGTAAACTGGTCTTTCTTACTGGCTTTCAACTGCCCCCAGTAAATCAGGGCTACTGGATAGTTGCTTCAGCAGATCATACCTTGAAAGCTTCAGGGTCAGGCATTCCAGTAAACGACAAATATTCTACTGGAGTAACACTTCTCAGGAACACGACTACAGTCTCACCTAATATAAGCAGTACATCAAGTGTCATTCCAGAGTACAGTCCGTGCCAGCTAATAAATGGTTCGTGGGTTGCCACCCAGGCGACAGTGTTTTATGATGGAGTTCAAAGTATATGACAAAGATACCTCTAACAGTTAGAGCATCCTCAGCGGTAGGCTCACCAGCAACTGTTCCTACTAGTGGTATCTACCAAGGATCAGTTGTAAGTATAAGTGATCCTCTTGTGCAGAATAGGGTAACACTTTCTGTCCCTCAGATACTTGGAACCGCTGTCTCTAACTGGGCTTTGCCTGTTGGTGACTCATCTTTGTTTGGGCCGGTAGTTGTTGGTCAAATTGTTCATGTTGCATTCTTGGGAGGTAACAAAAATCTTCCAGTGTATGCTCCGTTAATCTGGCCAGCCGCAGCTAATATGACAGTTACAGGTAACCTGGTTGTCAATGGAACGTCGGCTCTGCATGGTCTTGTAACTGCCAGCAATGGGTTAACCGTATCAGCAGGAGCTTCTACGTTAAGTGGTGGGGTTACTGTAACAGGTGGGGCAACTATTGACATAATTAATCAGTCGCTAAAAGTATTCAAGCCCAATGACACAACAAGGGCTAACACATCGGTGACAAGTGATCCTGATCTGTCATTAACTTTAGCTGCTAATGCTGTGTACACCTTTGATCTTGAGCTTTATGTTTCTGGTTCTGGCACTGGGGCGATACAGTATCAATTCTCGAAACCTTTCTCTGGCACAGCAGGTACTTACTCAGCCACCCAGTATAACCTTAGCGGTGGCTTTCAGAACGTTCTATCTAATTTAAGCACTAACAACACAGCTTCAGTAAACAGCCCTAACACAAGCGGGATTATGCTAAAGGGTGTTGTAGATAACACAGGACAAGCCTCGGGTACTTTTGTATTCCAGTGGGCGCAAAACACAAACAACGGCAGCACCACAGTAGGTCAATACTCATACATGAAACTAGAAAGAATGGCATGATGGGAACTAACTTTAAAATTCCTTTTCAGCTAACTGCACAGGGAACAGTGGCAACTACCATCGACCCAAATGAGATAGGGAACGACAGGATAGAAGCACTAATAGGTACTTACCCAGGAGAGCGGGTAATGCAGCCGTCCTACGGAGTAAACCTGCCCATGTACCTATTCACTCCCGATATAATAGAATCAACAGACTTACTTTCAAATGAAATAACTTCTCAGGTCTCAAAGTGGGAGCCCTCAATTACTCTGCTTGACATAACTCCTGTGACTACACAGGAGGACCAGGGAATCGCTCAGGTGAACGTGGAGTTCACAATATCTAATGATCCTACCTTGACACCTTCTCTTGTGGCAACAGTTGAAGTAGGCGGAAAAGTGGTGAACAACTAAATGCCTCTAGTTAATCCAGTACCACCAGCACAGGTTCCTGCCTACTATCCAGTGCTTCAGCCTCCTACGTCTATTGACTACACATCAAAAGACTGGCTAGGCTTCGTAACTTCTATGCTTAACTACGCTAAGATCATTATGCCTCAGTGGGATACCTCTTCTGAGGGTGACTTTGGTGTCATGCTTGTAGAACTTGTCGCTTATCTTGGTGAC